CAGCAAAGTTATAGGGAGAGGCACCTAGAGTAATGATAGCGGTAATCGTCTTGATTTCACCGATCGCTAATAGATCATCGATAGGTCCATACACCATATTAGGGGAGATATCGAAATGAGCATTCGCGGCTGCTGTTTTGTAATAGACCGTTCCTGCTCCCGTATCACAGGGGATTACGATGTTGGATGAAAAGGCCGAGGAATCAATGTTGATTTTTTCATTGACCGCTGACAAAGTAAGCATTTGTTCAGCGGTCAATCTTTTACTAATCATTCCAGGAGATAGATCTTTTGGCATGTCATCCCTCCTAACCAACAACCGTAATTGTATATTGGTTCGTTGAAGGAGGTGTAGCAAACTTTAGCGTAATCGAGTTTACGGTATCAAATTCCATATCACACATGACAACAGCATAGGGAGAAGCTGTCTCGCGTAAGGTGACAGTTAAATCCCGCGTGTTTAAGTTATGGGTCAGAACGTACGTGCTCATACTCCCATTCCCAAATGCCAAACTATATTTACGGGTATAAGAACCAATATGATCATGTGTGGCTGTTGCAAAGGAAGCAGGACTATAGGAGCTGTTTTGAAGCAGTTTTCCAGATGTACCGTTAAACAGAGGGATGTTTCCAGAAGTCGAGGAGGCTGGTCCGATGACTGCCCCATCGAGATTGGTTTGAACCACAATCCAGTCCGTATCAACCCCACCACTAGCTCGGTCTACTGTGGCGATGAGTAAATCTCCAATCTCACAAACTTTGCCCTTAATGGTTCCATTATTTGTAACTTTAAAACTCCAACCGGCATTATAGACGACTAGGGAGTTAAAGGCTGCGATTTCGTAGGTTCCACCCGTACCTACGGTTCCTTTGAACACCATAGCATCCGAAGCACTCAAAAGACCGTCAACATAGGTTTTTACTGCATCTGCTCTGGGAATGGCTGTGCTTGCTCCGCTGAGTGTGGTCTCCACAGAATATCCTGCAGCTAATGCATCTCCTGTCGTTCCATTCCAAGTCGGAATATTGCCGCTGGTCGAAGACGCGAGCTTTTTCACTTGAGCGTCGTTGGTTACATTGCCTAAGCCGACATCCCCTTTGACCAGCGTGACTGCTCCGGTTTTCCCGGCAACACTGGTTACTGTGTTTACTTGAGCTCCATCGGCAACGTTTAACAGGGTCAAGACATCTGCTTTGGATAAGACTTCAGGAACCCCAGTCGCTGCAGTTTTACGGCCTAAAATACTGGCTGTAGCCATATCTGCCATCTTGGCAAGCGTCACGGATTTCGCGGCAATCAACGTAGCACCGTCACCGGTAGAAGTTACGTCACCGGTGTGGTTGGGATGGCTATAGTTGTTCGCTCCATCGGCCACGTTGAGGATAGTGCGGACATTTGCCGCCGTAAGGTCCTCAGGATCGCCTGTGCCGGTCGTGCTTCTACCCTTTAGGGTGTTCACCGCCATATCGGCTAATTTAGCATTACTGACGGCATTTTCTGAAATGGCAGTTGCTCCATCTCCTGTAGATGTTACATCACCGGAATGGTTTGGATGGATATAATTGTTTGCGCTGGTGGCTATTCCATCTAGCTTGGTTTTATCGGCAGAAGCCATGAAACCATTCACTGATCCTGTAGCCACACCATGAGCGGTTCCGGTTGCGCCTACGTGAGCAATGGGAGCTGCATCGTTGGCAATCTCCGCATTAACAAATGAGGTAGTTGCAATTGCGCTGGTGTTATTACCCACCGACTTGGTTTCTGCAAGAGTGGGAAACGGATTCAGTAAGGCAACGTGAGCAGTGGGGGTTGGGATATAGGCAAAAAGATAAGTTCCAGGACTGGGTGCTTCCCCATTCGCAATCGAAGTATACCCATTGGAGGAAGTGAGAATGGGATAGTCCATGGAGTTGATTCGTAATGCCGATCCACCCGGAATACCACCCGCTTCGAATTTTACAGCAAAAACTGAACCTGAGTTTAAGGTAATGGGGTTCACTGCGAAAGAAACCACTTTTGGATTGGTTCCATAGGATGTAGAGCAAATTCCCTCGATAATCCCCAAGCTGGCCATTAATGCGCCTACACTGGTAACTCCGGTTCCGCCTCTAGCTACGGGTAAAGTCCCTGCATTGATGGCAGAAGCATCATGGTTATGAGTTATGGCAGCATAGAGAGTATCAAAGTAAGCTTTCGCTGTAGCCTTTAGGTTGGCCCAGGAAAGCTTTTTGAGTAGATTGGAAGCTGCACTATCCACTAAGGGAATCAGATCCGCATCCACTGGGGTAGTCTTGGCATCTGCTCCATTGATGATCGTTCCTAAAGTTGTTGGTGTCTCGCTAGGCGCATCTACCGCATCCATTGCCACCCAAGCTGTGCCATTGTAAGCATAAGCACGATTATCTGTGGTATTAAAATACATCTGCCCCTTGACCGGAGTTGCCGGTGCAGCGGTCAATTTCTGCAGAGCAGCATTCTGTAGTTCGTTTTTATTGAGATCAATATTGGTTTCATATCTCATGGGTTCACACACTCCCTTTTAGCTTAAGTAAGCTTTGCCAGAAAACTCTGCAGCAAAGCGGAGAATCAGGCTGTTCTTACTGATATACTCAATCTCACCGATGACCAGCGTACCTGCTGAATCTAAGATGGTTACGTTGGGGTATTTATTTAAATTGTGCATAACAATCCAAACTGCACTAGAGGATAACTGATCATGCACATAGGACTCAGTAAAATTTAAGAGCGCAGTCTTTTCTTGATTGCTCAAGAAGACGCGCTCTTCGGATTCCATGATCATAGCAGCAGGATGGGTATCTGGATGAATATAGGTTTCACCCGGTGGACCTTGTGGCCCCCTAGGACCTGTTCCTTGTACTTCTACTTGGATTTCCAATGTCTTGGACTCAATAATTCCGATAATGTTTACCTCACTCATAGGTCACCTCTTTGCTCAAGCTAAAGCGACTGGGAGGGATGATGGTTGTCACCGATTGATCCACACCTCGATTGACTTGAATATCATAGACATAATCCCCGGTTGCTAAACCCTTGGTATCGTCATGGAGAAGATAGATTTCAGCATTCCCATCCACAAATTCTGTTATTACTTTCTGTAAGACTTTCTCAATCGTATCGGTGGATTTCTTAACGGTAAAATAAACAACATCCCCAAGTTGAAAGGGGATTTGATTACCATCCGGGTCTCTCATTTTAACAATCAAGGAAGCCGTATCTCCGCGTGTCAGGGAGATGTTATAATAATGAATGATCATGGAATATCCCCCTTACACTAAGAATGATACTGGCTGACATGAGCAGCAATGGCATTGGCGATGGCGGTATTCACTTGAGTGGCGTTCAGCATATTGCCGACATTGAGGATGCTGTTCCCACCTAAATCCATGGTGCTGTCGATATAGACCTTAAAACCGGTACCATAAGCACCGATGGACATATTCGCGCCCGTCGACTCAATTTTAATCTTTTGACCATTGTTGGTATAGAACTTCAAGTAGCCATTCTCCAATCGTATCGTGCCAACCACGATTCCGGTTGTATCATAGAATTGGATGCGATTATAGCTGTCCACTTCAATTCGCTCACCGCTGGATGAAGTGCGCACTAACGCTCCAGTGACGATTCCCCCATTGATTAGTTTACCCGTTATGGTGCTGCCTGTAAGGTTCTCTGCTGCAACCGAACCCGCTGTGACCTGAAGGGCATTGACATATCCAGTAGTGATCGTGTTACGGGTGATTTGAGTAATGTAGGCATCATCCGGATAGATCGGTGTGTCGGTTAATTGGTTAAAGGAAATGTTGCCATTGGTGCCACCAATCAGGAGCTGACTTGCTTTAACCGTTCCACCGAAGGTGGAGTCTCCCGCGATATCTAAGGCTTTGGCAATGATACGGCCATTGGTATCGACATAGAACTGGCGTTCTAATCCCGGCCCGTCGTCGCTGTAGATACTGATACCCTCTGTCGCATTCATCACGGTACGAGCTTTGCCATCGCTGCGTTCTACGACAAATCCTTCTGAAGGGCCAATGCGGGTTCCGTTATATACTTTTTCCTTGGTGACGGTCTGGGTCTCAATCCGATAAAGGTCGTTCTCTAATCTTGCTGCCAAGTTTCCCACTTCTATGGAGAGATTGGCAGGATTGTAAGGATCATAACTCAGACTAACAACTCGCAAAATGGATTGAATCTTCAAAGCAGGATAATCTAAATCCACAGCATCCCCTAAGGACAAGCTTGATCCTTGATACACGCCACAATCGATGGAAACAAGCGGATTTCCTAAATCATCTCTCTGACGTTTGTCGATGCTTTGAGAAATGACGGTGATGTCTTTACCGACTCTGAGAGTTTTGGGAGTTGTTGAACCTCGCTGTTTAACAAGGTTGATTTGAAACCCTTGAAAAACCAGTTCGGCTTGCAAATATTCGGCAAACAATCTCAAAGCAGCTCTTCTGGAACTGGCTTCTTGTAGGGAGAAAGTAACCACAGTGCTAAACTCTACCGATCCAACTGAGAATCCTGTTCCGGTTAAGAGTGCTGTCAGAATGGCTTGTGGCGTATTTGACATGGTAAAATATTGTAAGTTGAATTCAGGATTGTTTAGTCGATAACTCACCTGTTCACATTCCGCTGAGATTTGCATCCAACCATTGTTCAACTGCTCCCGACGTAAGAAAACGACATCGAAGTAATCTCCATCTAAAGAGACTACTGTGTTTTCGTTTAGAATTTCAACGGCAGAATCTCTTGCTGGACAAACAAAATCTAGGGTGTTTTCTCCATTCAACCGCTCTGTGCGCTTGGCTGAAATCGCTGCTCGTAAGGTGGCTAATGGTGTAAGAGAAGCATCACAAAAAATCAGTTTACTCATACTGGTAACACCCCCAAAGCCCTAGCATAGGATTGATTGCGACCAAACTGCACTTTGCCGGTGCTGCTGGTCAGGAGTTTTCCATCTAAGGTTAAGGGTACATTGACCATAATCATGGGTTCACTGAGAGTATCTGTTCTTTCCGATTGAGTAGTATTCCAATTCAAGTCTCTGTTGCTTTGTGGGATGGCATTTTGCAATTGCTTCTTGACTTGCTTCATCTGTTCACTAAACCCTACGCCTAAACCGGATGCCATGTTTTCACCGATTCCGGCAAAGACTTTGGACGGAGAGCGGATACCTAGGAGACCTTTAATACCACCAACAATCCCCGTAAAGAAATCGTTCATCTTTTCTTTCAGCCAAGCCCCTAATCCTAAAATACCTTGCCAAATCCCTCTCACGATTTCTTTGCCAATTTCCTTAAACTCGGGAGCTGCCGCTTTCATGGCTTCCACAATGGCTGTCACTACGGCAGGTAGTTGCTTTGTAATCTCTGGGATCGCCTGTAAAATACCGCCTATCAGCTTCAATAGAATCTCAGTTCCTGTTTTTAGGATCTCTGGTAAATTCTCAACGATGAAACTTACAATGGCTTGAACAATCTCTGGTATGACTTCAGCAGCAACATCGATAATCGTTAAGAGCACCTCTTTGATTTGTGGGAGAACTTCTCGTACGGAATCAATCGTTTCAGCTACCCCTGTCTTGATTTTTTCTCTGGCGTTCTCGCCACCGGTCAATAAACCAATTAAGCCTTCGACCACCAAATTGAACCCAGGCAGCAGGTCTCCCATAATGCTGTTCTTGACTCCTGCAAAAGCAGACTTCAAATCATCCAAGGAATCTCCAAAGACCACAGCGGCACTAACCGCTTCATCGCTCATCACAAAACCTAAACGACTGGCTCGATCGAGCAGTTGTTGGGTTGCTTCAGCAGTTGTATTTAACAATGGCAGCATTTCTTGGCCGCTTCTACCAAACAGGTCATTGGCTAAAGCTGCCCGTTCGGTTTCACTGCTCATATTCTGCAAAGCCCGAATTGACATTTCAAAAATTTCTTCTTGGCTTTTCCCCTGAATATCGTTAAGAGAGTAACCCAATCTGGTAAACATCTCCGTAGCGGTTTTACTACCTTTGGAAGCGTCATCCAGGAGATTTGTGAGATTCTTCATTCCGGCTCGCGTGGAATTGATGTCAATTCCAGATTGCTTCATGGCATAATTCCATTTTTGGTAACCCTCGCGGGATAAGCCTAAGCGCTGGCTCATCTTATCGACTTCATCTCCGGCTTGAGTGGTTTCCATGGCCATGTCGAAGATGGCTTTCCCGGCAGCCACCGCTACTGTGGTTATCGCTGTTGAAGTTGCAGCGAGGGTTGCACTTACAGCCTTCAAGGTTCCACCTAACTTGTTCCATTTCGAGTCACTATCTGAAGCTGCTTCTGCAACCGATGCGAGGGAGGACTTAAAGCGATTCATGAGGCTGCTCGTTTCCGAGGTTTGGTTTCCTAGTTCATTTAAGGTAGATTCGTTTTGTTTGACTTCTCGTTCCATGCCATTCAGCACAGCTTGCGCATTGTTCAGCTTAATGGTCCAGTTCTGGGTGCGGATATCGTTTTCGCCAAAGGAGGTTGCTGAGTTTTGTAGTGCATCTTTAAGTAGCTTCAATCGTTCCTTTTGGGCATCGATCTCTTTATTGAGGACTTGGTTTCTGGCGGTAAGCGCAGCCATGGACTGATCGTTTTTCTCAAACTGAGATTGGGTCAATTTCATTTCAGAACTGAGGACTTTGAAATTGGCATCGATTTCCCGCAGAGCAGACTTAAATTCTTTCTCGCCTTCAATACCGATTTTTAGCCCGAATTGATCACTCATCCCTTCACCTCCTTACAACACGTCATGTAAGATACTATCGATATAGAGTTCCTGTTTTGGTTTCTTCCACCCCTGGAGCTGCTCAAAAATCTCACGCTGATCCAGTAAATGTCCTAAGGGCATAAGCCATACTCCCTGTTCCGGACGTAGCAATTGAGTTACCCCACAAAAGATGAGCCGAGCAAACGATTCTTGATCGCTTACTCGGCTTACACGTTTTTTGATTCATCTTCACTTTGCACGTGCTGCTTTTGACCCGCTTGTAATGCAGCTAAAATCGCTTCCCGGTAACTGGTGATTTCATATGGGTCCATCTTTAGTTCCAGTTCGCCTGGGGTTATCAACGGTTTGTTGGCTTTGTTCTCCAAGTTCTCAATGAGGATGCATTGATTAGCCAGGATAGCAATCAGCCAGACAATCTCATCGATCATGCCAGCCCAATCCATGCTTTCCAACATCTTGTTTCCCAGCTCTTCCAAGCCTCCATAGCGTGTAGCAATCTCCCTCGTGGCTTTTAAGGTCAATAACAGGGGGATTCTTTCTTTCCCTAAAACGAGATAGGTGACTCTTGAATCATCCATCATCTTAATCACCCGTCACAGTCACTTGAGCCACATTGGAAGTTACTTGTCGAACCCCGGCGGTTAACACACAATAGTAGAAATAGTTGCCTGCAATTAGACTGGTTGGAATCGGAAAGCTCGCTTGGTTTGCTGATGGGATCGCACTTCCTCCCGAATTGCTGTTAGCGGTATTCACATGCCATTGATAGGTCAAGGCTCCAGCAGTACTGGTAGCAGTTACAGACAGGCTTCCACTGATAGAACCTTCGATGAGCTCCGTCAATGCTACAGGTTGGTTCGTGATTTGGATGACAGGTGCTGTGGTATAGTCCGGCTCATATACAGATGCAAACCATTGACTGAAAACAAGACTTGGAATCGCTGGATTATCTTGATCAGCTTGGGCTCGCCAAGGGTGCTTATTTAAACCATCCAGCTTATTGCGTCGTAAAATGGCCCCCTCAATCGTGGGTGTTTGGAAGTTTATGGCATTGCCCTTAGTTTCGTACGATTCAGCGGGGATTCCAAACAAGACCCGGTAGAGCCAAAGATAGAGATACTTGCCGCTGGTTTTCTTGGAGCGAAAACCAATTGCTACTGGCTTCGCTTGCTGATCATTCGTGGAAACCAAGACACCATTGGAATCCAAAACGGCTCCAGTTAAGTCTGCAGCGATGCTTGGGCCGATGTCTTTAATGCCAAATGTGATCGTGCCATCACTAAACTCTCTCAAGAGGGTGTCTAGGACATCGTCTGCATAAAGTTTTCCTTCAATGGTGTTAATTTGTAAATTTGCAGTCAAGGCTTTTGCCAAGGTGATTGGGGTTGCATAGGTTTCATTGCCGTTTATATCTTCGGTGATCTTGGCATAGAAAAGTTGATCTAAGCCGATTGTGGCCATTTGTTATACCTCCCATGGATAGTCTTTTGCTACATCGATGACGAAGTGATGATAACCTGTATCTGCCTCGTAACCAAGGTAGCGTCTGTCGGTGATGGTGATTTCTGCTTGAAGCAGAGTTTGGATGATCTGATTTTTGATAGTGTTATAGTTCCCCTTATCGAAGAGGGATAACCGCACTTCTTGGATTTCGTGTTGCGGATAGTTGTCCGCATAAAGGTGAAAGCTTTCAACTAAAGGAGTCAGAACCAGATAACGAGCTGGAGGGGTTTCAGAAAAAGTTCCTGTTTCGATGGGTAACAACGGGGATAGCAGGGTGTGGAGTGTTTCCAATAAACTCATATCTGCTCCAACTCCTTACTGAATTGCTGCTGCATCGCTGCCAGACATTCTTGCTTGCTGTTCGTTTTGGCTGGCTTCAGAAAAGGCTTAGCGGGTTGATTGCTCCTGCCATACTCTAAGATGTTGGCAATCTTGGCATTACTCGTACCATCTTTGCGAGGCTCTGAAAATCCAATCTTCACGTTGTAGTTGCCATCCCGATCGATTCTTGCCGGAGTTGTACCCAAGGACTCCAAGAGCTCACCGGTAGAACGCGATTCCGTTTTGGTTTGATTTCCTAGGACCCCTTGCAAATTACTGCGAACTTTTCTCTCGACGACTTCTGCTCCGGCAGCTAGAACGTTGGGGAGGATGCTATCCGTTTTACTTCCTAACCGGGAAAGGCGCTTCAAGAACTCTTCCGGTAATTTGAAATCGACTCTAGCCACTGGAAGGCACCACCTTTTTTGCGAGTACTTCCCAATACATCCCTCGACCACGCACATTTTCTGCAGAAATGATTTCATATCGTTCTTGATCACAGAGAATGGTCATCTCTGTGGTAATCTTTATGCCGGGGATGCTGCGGAAACGAAAGAGTTCGGTGGCTTCACTGAAGGTCGCTCGATTCGCCCACTTTTCACTACCGTGTCTTCCTTCGCGATATGCTTTAATTGTAGCTATGATCTGATCTACCTGCTTAACAAAGCCTTCTATATCTTTCACATAGGTGCTTTGAACAATCTCGATGGAGGTTTTCATCTTTCCAAGGCTCATGCTACACCTCCCAATCTCGGTCAAGCCGGAGCAGCAAGTTTACCGTATTCCACACTTGCTGCCCAGCTTGTACATTGTCTGCAAAGAATCCAGCCGTGCTCCCATCTCTACTTTCATAAAAGTGGCTGGCTAACATAATCACAGCTTGTTCAGTAGTCGGTGGCATTAGTGCTCCGGCATAGTGCCCCGCTAGCTTGTGCTGATAGCTCTCCGCGTAAGAAACTGCTGCAGAGATATAGCTCTCCAGTAATGCATCATCCTCAGAGTGTTGCAGTACTAAGTTCGCTTTGACTTTTTCTAACAAGATACTCACTATTGCCACCTCCTATCTTGTCTTAAGGTTGATCTGCTGCCATGAATCCACTCGTTTTCAGCTTGAGCAACAATGCATTGAAATCTGCTACGAGTGCAGCAATCTCTGTAGCTTCGCTATTGGCTTGGTTGGCCATAACGGGAGCTTCCGGAATACTCGGATAGGTTGGCACATACAAAAGGCCTGTTTCGTCGATCTTGACCGGAACAGTATCGGCTTCAGATTTGCTAGCTGCAAGGATACCACCTAGAACCGTTTCTGTGGCGACTTGAAGAATAGGAGTAGGGAGCCCCGTAACAGAGGCCCCCTCTTTGATTTCCAAGGCACCACCGATTACAGTTTTCTCTCCACCTTGTTCGGTATAGTTTTTGGTGTTATAGCTCATGAGTATTCACCCCCTAAGCTTTCTGTTGTAAGATCTTGACCGCTTCCGGAAGGATCAGCTTACCATCCACCCGTTGCGTGGCAACAAAGCCAACCTGACCGGTGACAGCGAACAATTCATTGAGTCGCTTGAAGACACGTCCCTGGCGGTCGGCAACCCAGTAATACCCTAGGTCACCGAAGATGATACTTTTAGCTGCTGAGGCGATGGTCGGCAAATAGGCTGAAGTGTAGATGGGTCGATTCAAGATGGTATCCGGAGTCCCTGCTTGTAGGGAAGGCTGCCATAAATACTGACCTTGACCGTCTTTCAGCTTGCGAATCGCTTTCACCGTTGAATCGTTCATGATGAAAACTGCTTTCTTACGATAGGGTGCTTTCAATGCATAGAACAAGTCGAGGACTTCATCTACGGTAATGGCGGTAGCGCTAGCAGCGGTCACCCCCAGTTGAGCACCACCGGTGGCTGCCAACAGACCAGTAGGCTTACCGGAACCATCTCCGATAAAGAATGCTTCTTCCTCTTTGTTACCAATACGGCGTCCGAATTCTTTCGCGATATAGGCTTCTAAGTTGAAGACACTGTCGTTAAGAAGCTCTTCTGAGACTTTGATCATGGTGGCGAGTTTGTAAGCCCCAATGGAAACTTGGTTAAAGGCATCATCCGTATCAGTGATGGTTCCTTCCTCGTCAATCCAAGCGGCGGTACCTTTAGAAGCCACCACAGGGATTTTGCGATCTCCGGAAGAGGTCGTGATGACTTTGGCTAGACTGCGGAAGATGTTTTCTTCCGTCAATGCTTCAATCAAGGTCCGTTCGAACTCATCCGGCACTAAGTAACCACCTTCGGTATCCGTTCCGACTTGCAGTGCATTACGAATGGTCGGATCTAGCCCTTCACCGGCGCGGGTGCGCATGGCATTCCAGAAAGCACTTTTATATTCGTTGGATGCACGTCCGGTTTTATTTTCGGCTCCTTGAGTAAAAGGTCGATTGGTCAGGGGAGTATTGAGCGGTTTGGCTAATTCCCGGTCCATGGTTTCCTGCTTTTCTAATCGCTCGATTTCTTTGCCCAGCGCAACCACTTCGTTTTCCATCTTTTCGTAGGTTGCAACATCTTCGGCAAGCAGCAAGCCATCTGTGCCGCGTTTCCCTTCCAAAAATGCTTTCGCAGCTTCCCAGGTCTTGGTGCGTTTTTCGCGTAACGTCAAAATTTGATTCATGTTTTTGTCCCTCCAAATATTTAGTGTGGCAATAAAAAAAGCCGCTTCTCAAGCGACTCAGTTGGGATACTATTATGTTTTGGTTTCAGTTTCATATAGAGTGAGTTGGTGACAGCTCTACGACTAAAGGCATACGTAAAATCTTCAAGGTTGACTCGTTTTTTCTCGTCTTCCATGATCTGATCTGCAAAACCCAATTCAATGGCCTTATTAGCATTTAACCAGGTTTCAGCATCCATCATATGGGAGAGTTTGGTTCGGGATTGACCGGTCTTGATTTCATAGGCATTGATGATACTTTCTTTGACTTCGGATAACATAGAGATGGCTTTCTGCATTTCTTCACTGTCCCCAATGGCTACGGTTAAAGGGTTGTGAATCATCATTAAGGCGGTCGGAGCCATTTGCACATTCGTTCCGGCCATGGCGATAACCGATGCGGCC